AAATAACGCCTAAACACATTTAAAGCCTCGGTTCTCACCGGGGCTTTTTTGTTTCTGGTCCCGTCCTGACCCGAGAAAAGCCCCGGCACCGTCCATGCCGGGCACCTTATTCCTATGCCTGAAATTGATCCTTCACTCGTCGTATCAGCCTTGACGCTGTTCATTACCGTGGCTGTGCAGGTTATTGCCTTTTCGAAAATGATTGGGCAAATCAGCACGCGACTTGATGTTCACGATGAGCAGCACATCCGCCACCAGACCCGCATTGACGAGCATGCAAAGCTGATCAATCGGCACGAACGTGATTTGGCTGTTCTGCAGGACCGCCAGAAGAGAGTTTCAGAATGACTGATTGGCCTTGGAAAAACTTTCCGCAACACGAGATGCGCTGCAAAGAAACCGGGGAGTTGGCGATTCTTCCCAGTTTTATGGATCGACTGCAGCGGCTGCGTGATGACTTTGCAAAGCCAATGGTGATCAGCTCTGGCTATCGTAGCCCAAAGCATTCGATTGAGATTGCAAAGTCTCAGCCTGGTACACACGCAATGGGCTGTGCTGTTGATGTGCAGATATCAGGTGCTGATGTTACCCGCTTAATAGCACTCGCCAATAAGCACGGTTTTACCGGTATTGGCGTTCGTCAGTACGGCGAGTACAAAAAGCGCATCGTTCATCTGGATGATGCACCGGAAGCACCATGGCGTCCGCGCCCACACTTTTGGAGTTACCCATAATGCCTTTGATTATTCTGCTCGCAATAGTTCTGGTTTGTACGCTGTCGGTTATTTATGTCGCCGGCATTGAGTTAGTGAGTCTCGCCACCGCCCTGGTTCGCGAGGTTCGTAAGCATGCGGGTGTTTTTATTGTGCTTCTGTTTGGTAGTGGTATGGCTGCTGCTGACGTAACGACAATGCCGGACTCTGATGTGTTTACGTCGCTGCTTGAATTGCTTATTAGTCAGTTGATTAATGGGTCGTTCACGTGGGTTGACTGGCTATTGGTTGGCGTTGTTGTCGCGCACTTTTTAGCAACCGCATACATCAATTTTACAGACACTCCGGATGACAATACTGCATACGGAAAGTTATACCGTTACCTGCTTGAGCCCTTGGCTGGTGTTATCTTTAAGCACAAAGTTAAGCAAAAGCCTTTCTCTGATATCCGGTTGAAATAGGGCTAATGGGGAAGGGGCTGGGAGTTATTTTGACGCTGCTCCGGCTAGCTTTGCAGGCCGTGCAGCGCGAAATGGAGCGCCGTCGCAATGATAAGGCACAGCGAGTTCAGGATGATCCTGGTAGTGCTTGGGCTAATCGCTTTGGTCGGGTGCAGCCTGATGCAATCGAACCGCAGCAACTGCCCACCGATTGTTCCAAGGTTGCCACCAATCCAGCCGAACGGAGTGGTGGTGCTGGAGACTGAACACCAGCGCGACCTGCTGCTTTACTTTGAGCAGGTGGAGCGGTGCCGATAGTCTCGACCTATGTCATGGCCACCCACCCCCTATGTGGGTCCTTCCAAGGGGGTGTCCCATTGCGGGTATAAGCCGCGCGGCTTTTGTCTGTTTAAGGAATTTTTTCGAGTAGCCGGTTCCGGTTCCGGTTGTAGTTTTCGGGTGTGAAAAATGCCAACTCAAGCAGATGTTGCTGAACACCTTGATCTGTCAGAGCGCCGTGTTCGTGATTTGACAAAAGATGGCATCCTGCCTGGCTCGAAGGGGCGGGGCGGTTATGATCTCGATGCCTGCCGATTGGCATACATCACATATCTTAGGGGGATTGGCAGTGGCCAGACCTCCGCACCGGAACCCCCACGCGATCCAGACGACTACGGCGGCGATGACGACGAAGGCTTTATCGATGCCGAGCGAGAAGAAGCCCGCCGGAAAAAATACGATGCCGATCTGAAAAAAGAGCGGCTGAAAATCCTGCGCCGCGAAAACGCACCGGTCGACATCATCACCGATGTTGTCGGCAAGCAGATGGAGATGGTTAGCGCCCAGTTACGGGCACTGCCAATGCAGATAAAGCTGGCCGCCCCGATGCTGACGAGTCGTAGCATTGAGCTGATCCAGAAAACCATCGCGAATATGTGTAACCAACTCATCGATGTTAAACCAGATCTCACCGGATACAGCCCAGTCGATCCTGATGGCGATTCGGCGGGGAATGGAATCTCTGAGGGTTCAACGTCCGCAGACGGCAGTTGAGTGGGCAGATAAACATTTTTATCTGTCGCCAGAATCATCTTATGTAGAAGGGCCCTGGACAACACAGCCCGTTCAGAAAGCCATTCTGAACGCGATGGGCAACGACGATATTCGCGAAGTGGATTTCCGCAAATCTGCGCGTATCGGTTACACCAAAATGCTATTGGCGGCCACTCTGTACTTGGCCGAACACAAGCGCCGAAATATCGGCTTGTGGCGAGAGGATGACTCAGCAGCAGCAGAATTTGTGAACACTGAGCTAGACCCGGCCATCCGCGACTGCTCAGCGATTAAAGAAATATTCCCTGACTGGCACAAAAAGTCGGAGAACAACAAAGTCGATTATAAAAAGCTGCTGGGCTGTTCGCTGCATATCCGCGGCGGTCAGGCTGCCGGCGGTTATCGCGCCCTGTCGAAAGACGTTGTTATCGGCGATGAAATCGACGGCTTTGTGCAAAACGTATCTGGCAAATCCTCAAAAGAGGGTGACCCGATCACGCTGATGTTCAAGCGAACAAAAGGCTCCAGCTTTCCGAAAGTAATCCTTGGGACAACACCGACAACCTCAACACTGAGTCATATTGAGCGCCGCGAACACGCCGCCGATGTCCGGCTTCGGTGTTGGGTTCCATGCCCACATTGCCAAAAGCTGCAGTACTTAAAGTGGGGCGGACCCGGTCTTTCGTACGGTATTAAATGGGATAAACACCCAAGCAAAACAGACACTGCCGACAGTGCCCGCTATCTCTGCGAACACTGCGCCTGCGAATTCGGTTACCACGAATTTATCGACGTTATAAGCGAAGCCGATCCGCTCTGGCTTGATGATGAAAACGGCGTAGCAACATACGATGGCATTCACTATTTCGATCACGAAACAGGCCGCGAAGTAAAAACACCGCGCCATGTGTGCTTCATCGTGTGGGCTGCTTATTCGCCCACCACGCCATGGTCGGAAATTGTCGGGGAATATCTCGACGCAAAACCCGACCGCCTGACATTTCAGGGCTTTGTGAATACAACACTGGGCGAATATTGGCACGACGATGTGGCCCGCAAGATCGACGGCACTCAACTCTATAAGCACCGCCGCGAGCACTACCCGAAAGCCAGCGACAACGCCACGTTATTACTGCCGCGTGATGTGCTGTACATCACCGCCGGGGTGGATACACAGGGCAACCGCTTTGCGTGGGAAATAGTCGGCTGGGGTAAAGGCGAACAAAGCTGGTCTATCGAATATCGAGAGCTGCTGGGGAACCTTGCAGAACAAAGCATCTGGGATCAGCTTGCACAATACATGCGCCGCAACTGGCAGCGTGAAGACGGCATGCAAATGGGCATCAACCTGGTGTTCCATGACTCCGGCGGCGGATTTACCGACGACGTATACCGACATGCCGCCGCCGTCGATCCGGCTTGGTGGATACCGGTTAAAGGGGATGGTGGACCGAACCGGCCGATTGTCAGCTTCAGCAGCAAAAAAGTAACCGACCACGGCAGCTATCTCGCCATCGTTGGAACCAACAACACCAGCGATTTAATGGCCAACCGGTTCGAGATCAGCGAGCCCGACACACCCGGCTTCTGTCACTGGCCATATTCGGAATACCACACCGCCGAATACTTCAACATGCTCACCGCCGAAGAGAGGAAATTGCATTACGTTGGTGGCCGTGAAACCTGGCGCTGGGAATGCCCGAAGGGTAAGCGTAACGAAGCGCACGACTGCCGCCGCTACGCCACTGCTGCGGTTAAATTCGCGCAGCAGTATTTAGGCCTCGACTTAACAAATGGCATCACGCCGACGAATAGCAACAGCGCCCCGCAACAAGAGCGGCGCAAATCGGACTACTGGAACCGCTAATGAGTAACTTCACAACCACGCAACTGCAGGCGCTGGAAAAAGCCATCGCCGCTGGCGTTACCGAATTTACATACGATGGCCAAACAACGAAATACCGCTCGCTTAACGAAATGATCTCGCTGCGCAATTTAATCCGTGCCGAACTGGGCTTGCCCAGCAGCACAACCCAAAACAATACCCCT